AGTTGATTGAAAAAAATCAATTAAAGAAAATTTGGTACAAAGGGGAAAAAGATTTTGGCAATTATAAACGTTTTATGGTAATCGGACAATGGCAGTAAAATATGCTGTTGCATGCATATGTGTTGGTGACAAATATAATATAAAAGATATACAAAGTTTAGAAAACATGGTATTTAAAAATACTTCTTATAATATAAATTTTCGTGTATTTGATGAACCGGTTCTTCCTAAATGGTGGACTAAGGTTTTATATCATTCTCCAATAATAGAACAGTTTACAGAAGAAGTTGTTTTAGCCTTTGATTTAGATGTTGTAATAAAAGGTAATATAGATAGTTTATTTGATTGGGTAGAAAAACAAAATTATTTATGTGCTCCGTGGGCTCGCTGGAGGGAACATATGGACGACTTTGAAGATCAAAGAAATAGAAATATACTATGTACTCCGTATAATTCTTCAATATTAGGATGGAAACCAAATACATGTTTAAAAATTTGGGAGGAATTTGAATTTGAAGATATTGAAAAATATGATGGATTTGATACCTATCTTTGGATGAAAAAATTAGACCCTATTCGAATACCAGATAGTTTTTATTATTCAGCACATTTTTCTAATTACGAAGAATTAGATTATCCCATAGTTCTTTTTAACAAGGGCCAGTCAACCGGAATATCTGAAAAAAAGGATATTTCTATGAGAGTTCCGTGGGTTAATAAATACAGATGATACTGTTGACATATCTAGATAACAGTCAAGACATCGGTGCGATTCCGATCAGCTCCACCAAGGGAAGTTATGGAAAAATCAATTATGTGGATTGCAATAACTATAATTCTTACTCTGGTAATAACATACGGCGTTTTATATATTGGTTATGACTTTCGTTGATGGGGCTGAAATAGATTTCGATTGATTGTGAGGTAAGATAAAGAGGTATCCGGTAGAGGCACCACCGTAACGGTCCATCAAACTAATCGCAAACAATAACGATTATACTGCATACTCTTACGCACTCGCTGCGTAGACTATAGCCGAGTTGTGGCCGTCACTTGGGAACAGAAGCACGGTCAGCTACACAATTTGAAAAGGAAATAAATGGCTGAATATATTAACAAAGAACCCTGTGAATTTATTTACAACATAACCGCTGTAGAAAGAGTTGTTGATGGAGATACTATTGATGCGGTTTTTGATTTGGGCTTTGATGTACGAATATGTAATAGAATTCGTTTACTAGGAATCGACACTCCTGAATCACGAACAAAAGATTTAGAAGAAAAGTTTTATGGAAAACTCTCATCGGCCGCACTCAAGTCGTGGGTACATTGGGCAGTCATGTCAGACAGAGATGATATCGAAATCCAATGTCGATGTCCAGAATCAGATAGTAGAGGAAAGTTCGGTAGAGTACTAGGTGAACTTTGGATTAACTGCACAGAAGATGGACATGAGTTTGGCGGATGGACAAATATAAACAAATGGATGTGTGAAAGTGGTTACTCAGTTGGATACTTTGGTGGAAGTAAAGAAGAGATTGAAGCAGAACATATGAAAAATAGAACACTCCTCGAAGAACGAGACGGAGTTAAGTATATAGAACATAGCTGATATCAATGAGCACTAGAATAATAAAAAAAACATTTGTTGAAGTTTCTAACGATTTTCGGGGGTATTCTGAAACATATATGATTCTTCAATATGAAAGCCCTCCCATCATATTATCTGGTCCAATGTTTAAAAGAGTTTTTCAACTCACAGAAAAAGAAGCCCTCCATTCAATTAGCTTACCGCATTTAAAAAATAAATTTCCCAAAATCGTGGGAAGAGCAAAACATATTTCTACTTTTACACAAATGCAATCGCATGCTACTATTTGGAAAAGTGGAATCGGAGATGATCGTTCTGGCGGAATGGTTCTCCATGTTAAAGGAAATGTAACAGGACAGTTTAACCAAGATCTTTATACTGAAATGTTAAAAGGAGGTAGAAGAGTTATAATGTTAAATGATGATACAATTGATGATCAGGAATTTGAAGATGAATTAAAAAAATTACAAAGTGATTTAAGAGAATTAGTTCACACAATATTCATTAAAGATCTCAAAATAATACCTGAAAAAACGTATGGTTCGTCCGATGATGATTATCCAAGTGAGTTTAAACAAGAATTAGATGGCCGGCAAAAAAATACCCTCATTAAAAAATATATGCAGGGAATGGAAAAATTAATAGCTAGTAAAAAATATAAAGAAGAAGTATCAGATATGATGTTTGATATGATTGCTATTGGTGATTATGAATATAATGAAGTTATTATGGAAAAAGTTAAATTATTAGCAATCTATGTTGTAGATCGAAACATAGACCATAAAGAAATTGGGAATCTAAAAAAACAATTCAAAGTCCCCGTTTATCCCAATACCTCTCGCTCACAAATCGAAAAAGTCCTACAATCAATAAATTCATAAAATACCTTGACATCTCGTTGAATTTATTATATAATAATACTTTAAATAAAAATAAATAGGAGAATATGGAAGAACAGCGAAAATGTGATCCAGCGTTGGGTCATTTAATAAATGAACATTTGATAAGTCTTGGTTTAGAAACCCCCATGACTCAAGTTCGAGAAAAATTTGATGAAGAAAAAGCTATTGAAATTGTCAAAAATAATATGACAAGCATCATGGAGGCGCTGGGGTTAGATCTCAAAGATGATTCATTGCAAGACACTCCCAAAAGAGTGGCACACATGTTTGTGAATGAAATTTTTTGGGGACTTGATTATAATAGATTTCCAAAATGTACAAAAATAGAAAATAAGATGAACTATAAAGGTTCATTTGTATTAGAAAGAAATATTAATGTTCAATCATATTGCGAACATCACTTTATTGTTATTGATGGTGTTGCTAGTGTTGCTTATCTTCCAGGAGAGTTCGTTCTAGGGTTATCCAAATTAAATCGTATTGTTCAATTCTTTTCTAAGCGCCCTCAAGTTCAAGAAAGATTAACCGAACAAATTAGAGCAGCAATTGCATTTGTTGCTGGAACAGAAGATGTTGCAGTTCAAATTGATGGAGCACACTTTTGTGTTAAATCACGAGGTATTCAAGATCTTAGATCCACAACCGCCACAGCAGCATTGTCAGGAGTTTTTGAAAGTGGTACCCAACGTCAAGAATTCTTAGCAGGATGCCGATCCTTAATGGCCTAATATGACATATATTTCACATGAGATTCCCAGATGTTTAATAGATGAACATCAAGATTTTATTAGCGATTATCAATTTGTATTACTTCATAAAATTTTAGAAGATAAAGATTATGCAGAGCTGGTTTGTGCATTTGCAGGTTGTGGAGAATTTACTTATCTTGATAATAGTTGTTTTGAATTAGGAGAATCATTAGATAATGAAATTCTTTATGAATGGTTCACAAGGTTAGAACCAAACTATGTTGTCTTACCAGATGTTCTTGGAGATAAAAAAAGAACATTGGAAAGGTCTCTTGAATTTATTAATGATTATCCCGATACTATCATTCATGGCATGCCCGTTATTCAAGGTTCTACACCAGATGAAATGATTGAATGTTATAATGAATTTCTGAAGTTTGAATTTCCTATAATTGGTATTCCATTTGTATATTCTTGGATCGATAAGGACCCAACTCTTCAAGCAAATGGAAGAATTAAATTACTTGAAAAAATGGATAAGGAATGTATTAATAAAAATTTAAAACATCATTTATTGGGAACCTGGCAAGCAAGAGAGTTTGCGCATTATAGGAATTATGACTGGATTCATAGTATAGATACTTCTAATCCGGTGATGTCAGCATTAGATGGTACCCCTTATGCGGGTATTCATGGATTGACACAAAAACCGAAATCAACATTTGATTCTGTTTATGATATGAAAGAAGAAGATATTAATTTAGATCTTTTATATTATAATGTTGATACCTTCAAAGAAATTGTTACAGGAATTGGGTTTAACGCCGAAAGACGTTCTGCTAAATTTCCCGAGAGAAAATATCCAAAGGATTTGGATTATTACAAATATTCTACATATTCAGGCACACATGGCTAATAAAATAAACCCAGAGCATTATCAAAGTGATACTAACTTAGAAGCAATTGATGTTATAGAAGCGTTTGATTTAAATTTTCATCGTGGTAATATTGTTAAGTATGTATTACGAGCTGGTAAGAAAACGGAAAAGGGTTATGAAAATAAAGAAAAACAATTAGAAGATTTAAAAAAATCAAAATGGTATCTTGAAAGATTAATCAAGACTGTTGAAGAAGGTTAATATGAATTTACGTGAAGCTAGAAATAAACTTCCAAAGATTGAAAATAATGTCGCTGTTATATTATCAGGCGGCATGGATAGTTCTATTGTTACAATGATGTTGGCTCGTCATTATGGACCAGAAAAAGTATTTGCTTTAACATTTAATTACGGACAAAAACAAGTAGCTGAATGTGGAAAAGCAAGAGACTTATGTAAAGAATTAGGTGTGGCACATAAACAATTAGATATTGGTTATTTTGGAGAATTGGTTCAACCTATTAGTGCAAATATATCTGGTACTGATATTGATATGCCCGACATTAAAGAAGTATTAGGAGATCCTCAACCCGTAACATATGTTCCATTTAGAAATATGATGTTATTGAGTAACGCTTGTGCTTTTGCAGAAGTGGTAAAGGCGGAATATATTTTTTGTGGTCTTCAAGTTCATGATGAATATGGTTATTGGGATACTAGTCAAGCTTTTGTTGATGCACTTAATGGGATCACAGTTTTAAATAGAACATTTAAAACAAAAATTATTGCACCGTTTTCTTTATTGAGCAAAACAGAAGAACTTAAAATTTGTAAAGAATTGAGAACATACAATTTATTACAACATACTTTAACTTGTTATGATCCGGATGCAGAGGGAAAAAGTTGTGGTACATGTCCATCATGTAGTGAACGTATTAAGGCATTTATGAATATTGGTGATCCGGATCCAATTCCATATCAAAAAGAGATAGACTGGCATGTGTAGTATTTCAGCAAGTAAAGATAAAAAGCTTTTACTTAAATTAGTTGACCTAAATAGATACCGCGGGGAAGAATCACATTCTGTTTCTCAGTTTTTGTATACTGATGATGGCCTAGACCTTAAATCTCAAACAAAATCTTACGGGCCTTTAGATTTAGATTTATTAGATGGAAATTGGGATTATTGTGTAGTGCATCAACAAGCACCAACATCAAAAGAAGTTAATAATACTGATTTAGCAACAGGTAGATTTATTCATCCCGCTGAAAAAGACAAATCATATTTGTGGCATAATGGTATTATTAAAGAAGGAAAATTTGAAGGTGATTGGGATACGGAATGGTTATTTGATCAAGCATTAAATGAAGATCTAAATGAAGTAGATGGAACTTTTGCTTGCATGTTATATCATGAAAATCAAATATATGTTTTTCGTAACGAAATCAGTCCTTTGTTTAAAGACAGTGCTTCTTTTTCTTCAACTAAGTTTGAAGGATCAACACCGGCAGTACCAAATATAATGTGGAAGTTAGATTATGGAACTGGTGTTTTAGAAGAAAAGTGGAAATTTAAAACTAAAGAAAATCCCTATCATTTTGGAGAATAATGTTTGTACATCCTGTGAATGCCTCTACTGAGGTAACGAATATAGATGAAACAATGATACAACCTAATACTATTGATTTACGAATCGATAAGGTTTATCGAGTTGGCGCTGGTCCAATGCACATGGATGAAGACAAAAAAGAACATAGAAAATTAATAGAACAAAAGGTTGATGGAAATGGCAATTTTACTTTAGACCATGGCGCCACTTATCAAATTCAATCTAAACAACATGTTGATATAGCAGAAGGAGAAATTGCAATTCTTCTTGGCAGAAGTTCTTTTAATAGAAACGGTGTTTTAATTATAAGTTCAATATATGATTCAGGATTTAAAGATTACGCCGGCGCTACTTTGTATAATCCTACTGGCGAAACTACAGTAAAACCAAATACACGGTTTGCACATTTAATTATAGCTAAGGCTGAAACACTACACAAATATGATGGGGACTATGGCGAAAAAGGTTGAACTAGATAAGAAAAATTTGATTAAGATGTTAACACCTGAAAAATTTAATATAGAGGTAAAAACTTTATCTGATAAAATGCCTATAATGGATGCTATATTATATTATTGTGAGAAACATACATTAGAATATGAAACGGCGGCTTCTTTAATTTCAACAGATCTTAAAAGATCATTAAGAAAAGAAGCAGAAGATTTAAATTTTATTCGAGCAACATCAAAATTACCAATATGAGAGACAACAAATGTTTAAAAAAATTAAACAAAGTTGGGAAAATATTTGGCTACCTAAATTACAAGATGGTAAAACAAAAGTCGAATTGGAAAGAGATAAAACATATGAATCTAGATGGGTTTGGTATCATACTCTTCTCGTGATTGAATTAGCTGTAGCCAATTTACTCCTGCTTTATATTGCAATTAAATTATGAATGATTTTGAATGTTATAGTACTTACACAGCTTTAAAATTACACTTTACATCAGAGTATGATTATTTTAAATATAATGGAAAATGTAATGTAACTTTATCGTCTTTTAATAAGCGAAAAGAAAGATTTTTCTTTAAGAAATTATCTCGAGAATATAATAGCGGAGAATTAGTAGATTTTTTAGTATCTAATTTTTCAAGTAATATAAATATGTGGATAGGTGATGCATTTGGCGAAAGGTGTGTATCAACTTATCTGGAATGGAAAAAACGTATTGAGAGTTTACAATACAACTTCCGTTCCGATTGTACAAGTATCATGGATGATAACCCAGAAAATTTCGACAGTTTGTTTGAAATAATCGATGGACAACATCCTCCAATATTTCGTTATGTTTTAGCGAAAAAAATAAATATTGAAACATTTATTATATTGGATGATATTTTGAACTTTATACCAAAATTTAATGAAGAGTTGCAGGATACAATAGTGTGGCCGGACTACTTCAAGATGTGTATGAAGTATAAACCTTTCTTTAACCATGATCTTAATAGTAGTAAAGATACTTTGAAAAAAGTACTTGAAATTCAGTAAGATTTAGGTTATAATAATAGTTATATTATGACAGCGTGGATATAACGAAAAAATCGAAACAAAGCAGATACAAGGAGAAATATGTCGTTTGCAGATATGAAAAAGAAAAGAGGTTCCTCATTAAGCCGCCTCTCCGAAGAGCTTAATAAAATTAACAGTCCCCAAATTGGAGTAGATGATAGATTCTGGAAAGCAGATCTAGATAAAGCTGGTAACGGTTATGCTGTTATTAGATTTCTTCCTCCTGTTGAGGGAGAAGATCTTCCATGGGTACGTGTTTTCAATCATGGTTTTCAAGGACCAGGTGGATGGTATATTGAAAATAGTCTTACTACTAATGGTAACAAAGATCCAGTTTCTGAATATAATTCTAAACTTTGGGATACCGGTCTCGAAGCTAATAGAGATATTGTTCGTAAACAAAAAAGACGTTTGACTTATTATACTAATATTATGGTCATTGAAGATTCAAAACGTCCTGAAAATGAAGGTAAAACGTTTTTGTTCAAGTTCGGAAAGAAAATATTTGATAAGATTAATGATCAAATGAATCCTCAATTCGAAGATGAAACTTCTGTTAATCCATTTGATTTTTGGGAAGGTGCAAATTTTAAATTAAAAATTCGTAAGGTAGAAGGTTTTACTAATTACGATAAAGCTGAATTTGCGGCTCCAACACCATTATTTGAAGATGATGAAAAATTAGAAACTGCATGGAAACAGCAATATTCTCTCCAAGACTTTCTCAAGCCAGATAATTTTAAATCTTATGAGGATCTTAAAGCAAGACTTAATAAGGTTCTTGGTAGTGGAGTTGATCCTAATATGCAAAGAGCAGCGGAAACTGTAATTGGACCAGTTGACTCAATGCCTTTTGATGGGGTTCCTCATAGGCCGACTCCTCAGCCAACTCAAAGTGGTAATTCGGATGAAGGATCATCCAAAGAAGGAGATGCTAGCAGCCTTTCCTATTTCGCCAAATTAGCAGACGAAGAATAAAATTAAAAAGCAGAAAGGGCTAATCTTAATTCAAAGGATCTTTGCTCTTTCTGCCCGCATCCGGTTTAGTTACTTGTGTATAAACAGTAGATGAATTAACTGAACTAGAATCCACATTATTTAACGTACCCCCTCCACCTTTATTTTCCTTCGCTTCTATTAATTCTCGTTGTTTTTTTTCAGCTTCTATCATTTTTCGGTAAGCAGCGGGATCATTTCTTTCCATTTCAGCACGGGCTACAGTTTCATCCGAAAACAATCGATCTGCGGCAAATCTACCCATTTTACCCATATCCATCAACATTCCCGCAATATATTGGGGGAGGTTTTGAAAGAATAGGAATACTGGGTCTATAAGGTGTTCTGTAAGAGCATCAACTGCCATAGTAAATATTTTTTTAATGCCGGTGAAGAAAGAAAAATTACCGTCGGAATCTCTTAAATTTTTATCAATAAATTCTACCGCATTATTAAAATCAAATTTCTTTAATATCCAAGCAACTGCCTCACCCAAAAGATTTGGGATAGCGAACAATACATCATCGAATATAGACTCTATACCCGACCCTATTGCGCCTGTAATGCCACCCTCTTCATAACCCTTCATAACGTTTGTTATAATATCAAACGCGGCAAATAAGAAACCAATAGGAATAAAAATCCTCCCAAGTACTTTAGCGATTTTTCCAACGGTTTTTAATATGCCTCCTATTGGTTTCATCCAATCGGTCAATGGAGCAACTATAGCTTTAAATGTTTTAGCAATTTTAGTGAATGCTCCTTCTGGTCCAAATGATTTACCAATTGAGGCTTTAAAAGATTCAAATGTTTTTATTGGATGTGCCAGAGCCTCTGCATTTAAAAATCCAAGAGCATTAAAGTTAAGTACGTTTACTAATTTAAAAAAGCCTTTTGTAATTTTTAGTAATGTTCCTAACATATTATCCATCGCAGTTAGGAAACCGGTTTTAACTTGTCCTAATTTACTGGTTTCATCGAGCGCTGGAAATGTTAAAAATTTGGACATTCTCGCGGTGAAACTAGTTTTAGACTTACTAATAGTTTCTGAAACATCGTCACCTATGTTAAAAATTTTAGTTTTCAATTTAGAAAACATACCTTCTTTTTTAAATTGAATTCCCTCAACATCTTTTGGGTCTAGACCCAACATTTTTAATTGTTTTGCAAAGAAAGAGTTTTTAGCTACTTTACTTGCATCAACTACATCATCACCAATATCTAATATGTTAGCATGTTTTTTCAAGAATTTTATCTTTGCTGCATCGGATAAACCTTCTGCTCCTTCAGCAAATTTTAACATTTTTGATTGATCTTTTAGGAACTTTATCTTAGACTTATCCATGCCATCAGTATGTTTGGCCATCCACTCTAACATTTTTGATTGCTTCTTCAAGAAGCCGGCTTTATCTGCGGCGGATAAATCCTCAGCTTTATCCAGCCACTTCAACATATTACCTTGTGTTTGAAAAAACTTCTTCTTAGCAGCATCGGTGAATTTGCCTTGATCACCAGTCCACTCTAACATTTTATTCAAATCTTTAGTAAAACCACCTTTCCAATTCTTTGCAGTAGCCTGAGTAGTATCAAATTTTAAAAACTTTTTAAGATCATCAAAATATCCAGCTTTATTTTTTGAGAGTTCATCTGGAAATTTTTGTTCAAATCCGAAGTACTTTTTCAAATTAAAAAAGAATCCACTTTTAGCTTTACCAAGTTCTTTAATGGCCGGGGCTTCATCTCCAAAACCTAGCCATTTTTTCAATCCGGCAAAAAAACCTACTTTTGGTTTACCGAACTCATCAAGTTCAGAGGTAAAACCAGTAAACATGGTGCTCCATTTATCCTTAAAAGCAAGAATCCCTGCACCTAATGCACCAGCCATTCCAGCAGCAATTCCACCCCAACTGAATTCGAGTTCTTTGGTTTTCTGAATTTCTGGACCTTTATCTTTATCTTTACCTTTTAGGCGCGCAGCTTCCATGGCGGCTTCTAGTTTCTTACGCTCAGCATCTTTTATAAAATCAACGTATCCCTCTAAAATTTGAGAACTTCTATACGTATGCGCCTCAATTGATTGAAGTAAGGTATTGCTCGTACCCCCTAGCTTAATTGTGTTTGTCCAAAATTGAGACTGCTTATCAAAAGAATCTTTCATTTGATTTACAAACATTCCGCTAGCTATAGCATCTGCACCTAATTGACTGGAAACATCATCCTGCCATTTTCTGCGCGCAGATACTTCAGACGGATCCGATTTAGTGGTTCCTGTCACTGTTACTTTTTCTTCAGCCATTTAGCTTCCTTTATTGATTTTTCATTTTTGCTGCTTCTTGTTCCATTCTATCATTCTCTTCTTCAATATGCTCTATTAGCAATGTAAGATATATTTCTCTTTCATAACACATTAAATTTTCTAACTCGGACAAACTCCAATTATGACCTTGTACAACTGCGAATAGAGTTCTATAATAATTATGTAAAGTATTATGTCCGAGTACTAACCGAAAAAACTCTGCAGCCCCTCCAAGACTGATTCTTGCTTACTATTACACTTTGGACAAGTAAATAATACCTTATGCTTTAACTTAGGCATGGTATTAAAATAAGCAATAAGCTTTCCGAATTGTTGTTGATTTAAAGACATAATAAATTCTTCTAATTCCTGTTCCGTATAATCTTTTATATCATGATAATCTTCACCTTCCCAAATTCCTTCTATGCAAGCTTTGGTAATTGCGAAGATAGAATCCATTTGTGATTCTTCCGGAGGCCTTGTCATTCTATCAATATCTGGATATTTTAATTTAACTTTTACTTTATTAGTTAGACTTATTAAATCCTGATGATCTTTGTTAATCTCTAAACCAATTTTTTCGAGATTAATTATAACTGCAACTGATTCATCGCAATCTTTGGTTTGACATTTCATGCCGATTTCAACACTTTCGCCAACTGAACGAGCTCTTAGATTTAGAAAAAATAATTCTACATCAAAGGCGGGAAGTTTTTCAATATCAACACTATCATCAAGACAACAATTACTGATAATTTCTTTTGTAGCTCTTACGATGTCTGCTGTTTCACCGCCTTCAAGAGCTGTTAGTAAGATCTTTTCTTCTTTAACTAAAAAAGGTCTATATTTTATTTTGTGGTCCACACTATGTAATTTAAGTTCATAGGTAGGATTGTTCACGACTGGTAAAGCCATTATATCTCCATATTAAAATTTATTATGTATTATTTTCTTGTTCTCGGCTCACTGTGGTGGGCCTCCCGGTGCTCTTTTATTTGGGTTATTGTGCCCTGCGCCATTTATGGGAACCCATTTTTTGTATTGGAAATTCACGCTAAATTTTCCTACTTGATTTAATTGGTCCCAACCTAAGTTAACAGCATCAACATTAGTTGGGAAAGCTTGTTGATATTCAGCACCGACGGTAGCGCTGTTTACTGCAGTTGATGTCGCCATTTGATCAAACATGAAGACCTTAACCGTTCCTATGTATTGATTTTGATATCTTATATTTGCCGTTACAGGATCAATTATATAATCCATCCATTCTAAAAATGCATTTCTTACTATATGAGAGTTTGCCATTATAAAACTTAATTGAAGATCTCCATAAGTTTGTTCTCTTCCCAGTTTGCGGGTCGGACCATAATGCCTTAACTCCGAAGTCGCTATTGTTTTTCCTGGCATCGGTGCAGTATCACAAAAATATTCGGCTGTATCGGCGGCGCCCTTGACATTGCCAAATCCTGAAAGGGCATCGGGAAACTTAACCCTAGCTATAAATTTGTTTAAAGGAGCTAAACCCCTATGTAAATCTAATTTTGATATAAAACTTGTAGGATCCATAAAACTCCGCTATATTTTATAAGAATGATGTTCAATTATTTCTTTACTATCACCCCAAACTCTTGCTTTTGTAACGCCGGTGCCTCCACCACGAGATCTAAATTCTTCTACTGGTAAATGTAATGCAGTGGTCCATTCATTGGGTTCAACATGAATAAATTGTGAACGAACATATGCACCCGGTGTTAAATCATATTTATGAAGGGTAGGCTTAGCTTCTTTAAACCTAGCAAACCCCTTAATATCATTATATGAAACATTTAAATAAGCTTCCAAATCTTCCTCATTTAAAAATCCAATTAGTTTTTTCATTAATACTTCTCTTAATCTATAAGGGAGATAATGAAAATTCATTCCTAACACACCTTTGGAATAAGGCATTATTGGAATAACTAGAGGAAATACATCATAATAAGGCAATTGCTCTTTTAATTTGGGTTGATAATGAAAAAAATACATTCTTCCCAATTTAAGTGTTTTTTCTCTATTGCCTTCACTTATAATACTATAAGGATTTCTAAGTGAACCTACTCTTCCAATTATTAATGAGTGCCGGAGCCGATCATACTTTTCCCTAAGCCATTTAACCGCGTCATCTTCTATATGTGAAAGTTTTTGTAGTGCCATATATTATTTAGAGAGTAATTGATCTTCTGTTATAATTTTAAATTTCCAATTTTTATATTCACAATATGTGATAGCAGCCTTCCATTTAGCCTCATTAACTCCATATCTTTTCATTTCTAATATATATCTACCACTTTTTCTTTTATTCAAACGCGGTTTAGGTGGAACTGTTTGAGATTTAGGTTTTACCTCAATAATAGATGTTTCAAAAGTTCCATCATGTTTTTTTATTTTAACCCAAAAATCAGGATAATATTTGTGTATTTTTCTATCAAAAGGTGATCTATATGGTATAAATATTTCCTCACTAGACCACTTAACAACGTTTGTATTAGAATCACAATACACCATGAAACGCCTTTCCCACAAGCTTCTATAAATTATCTTAGTGGGGTTTCCTTTATATTTATCGCGATGTTTTGGTTTATATTTTCCCTTGTAAGCCATAATAAATATAATGATAAATAATTAGATATATAAACTATTTATAAGGAGAATTGCGTGGCCAATAAGTATGAGACGTACCCGGAAAACTTACAAAAAGATGAAGAGGGGCATTGGGTAATGTTTCAATCCTATCCCCAGCTCTTTGCGGAAGACACAGGCGATGCCCAATTTAACATCGTCCTTCCTATGGGTGCGCAAGCATTAATTTCAACAGCAGAAGCTGTATATGGGGAACAAGAAGGCCTAGGAACAATTATTACAGAAGCGTCTAAAAAAATTGCGGTTGGAATAGAAGACTATGTTCAATCCAAGGGCACCGTTGAGGGCCTGATTGGGGCTTTTAAAACGGGTGGAGTAGAGAAGTTGCTCAACTCTGGCGAGGACGTAGGAGAACATCTGGCGGCAACTTTCCTTGGAAAGTCTGATATGTTGAAAAAAGCATTAGGCGGAGCAAATCTAGCCGTAAACCCTAAAATGTCCTTATTGTATCAGGGCCCTGGAAAATTTAGAAAATTTGTATTTGAATTTCCTATGATTGCGAAAAGCAAAACTGAATCAAATACAATAAAAACAATCATAAAGCAATTTAGAAGTTCAACTTTGCCTGGTTATAAAAAATTCGGTGTTGCGAATGATTTTGCTCCCGCCGGTGGGTCTGGCGGATCTACACGCCAAAAAGGTTCCGGAACGAACTTTTTTACTTTCCCGAGTACCTGGGATATTAGATTCGGCCATAATGCCATTCAAGGAGGAGGTGAAGAAATTCCATTTAAAATAGCAAGATGTGTTTGTAATAGTGTTATAGCCAATTACGCCGCAGCCGGTGTTCCATTCTTTTTTAATGACGGCGAACCATTCGAAGTAAAATTAACCGTTTCTTTTACAGAGACAGTTATTATCACCAGAGACCTAGTTGAGAACGGATATTAATGTCATATTTTTCATATTTACCAGAAATTCAATATAATATAACCGGAAATAAATATAACGAGACAGTTACCGCCAGAGATATATTTATTCGGAATTTGATAAAACAAAATGTACTCGATAAGGGTTTAAATTTTGAAAAACATACCATAGGAGAAGCAGAGCGGCCTGATACAACATCCTACCTTGTATATGGTGATGTTAAATATGATTGGGTAATATTTTTAACCAATAAAATGATGAATCCCTATTTTGATTGGCCCCTGAGTTCTCAAGATTTTACAAAAATGATAAAAGGAAAATACGGTTCTGTTGAACGGGCTAAAAAACAAATTTATGAATATAGACAAATTTTACAAGAAGCAGACTACACGCCAGACCGACAAGTAAAAAATTTAATGGAGGTTATAATAGATAAAGACGCATATAATGCTCTGCCTGCTCCGGAGCGGAAAAGAATAACCAAATATGATATTGAATTTAAAAGAAACGAAGCAAATAGGGTGATCAAAATAATTGATCCACAATATGTGGAAGATATTTTAAAAGAAGCACAAACTAAAAGATATAGGTAATAAAAATGGGCAGCCATCTAAGTCATGAACAAATTACAATAGTCGAAAAGGTACCTCAATGTGTTTCCCCAATTGGCCCGGAAACTCCCAACGCGGAAGATAGGGAAAGAAGTCAAGAGCAACCAGGCGCATATTTAATGAGCAAGTGTGATTTGTTGTCACCGAATGTGGACAAGGAAATAAATATTATACCAATGATTGATACGGTAACTATACATGAAGATATTTCTAAACCTTATCTATATTGTGATATTTCGATAAGAGATGCTCGTGGGCTCAGAGAACAAGTTCCGATTGTAGGTGAAGAATTTATTTCTTTAGAAGTTGCAACAAAAACTTTTTCACCACCTACGGGCACCGGCGCTAATCCTCTCGATAATATTGTCAAAAAGGTTTTCAGAGTATATGAAGTATCTCCTATAGTTAATTCTTCGGAAAGGATGAAATTATATGTTCTTCATTGTATTTCAATAGAAGCTATTGTTAGTGAAAAAAAGAAAATAAGTAAAGGGTACCAAGATACAAAAATAGAATGGGTTGTTAAGGATATTTACGAAAATTATATCGCAAAGCCAATGGATAATTTCTATAGATCATTTAAGTTAGATACTGATCCTAAGCGGCTTATAATTGAACCAACAGAAGATATATATAATTTTTGTTTTCCTTTTAAAAGCCCATTTGATATTATTAAAGATTTGGCGGAAAAAGCAACTGTTGCACCAGAAATAGATATGAGAAATATTTCCGCGTTAGAAGGGCCAGAGTCTGGAGTCGACGAGGAAGAAAATCTACCAGCAACCGGTGCTTTATACATGTTTTACGAAACTTTATCGCATTTTAAGTTTGAGAGCTTAGAAACTAGTTTTAAAAGGAAACCCAAACGACATTTTGTATCAAAAATAGATTCTGTGCTAGACCCGAAAGATAATTTTCTCGGTCGCGGCCAGGCCGGAATGGCATTTAATAATACAGAAGAAGTTAGTATCGATAGTCTTTTTAATGTTATTGATAATATGAAAGAAGGAATGTATGCCTCTAAATTAATAACTCATGATATGGTTCGAATGAGATATAATATGTTAGGATACAGATATATTGAGAAAAAAGATGATCGGCAAGATATAGAACAATCAGCCATGGCAAGTGGATTTCCTTCCGCAGATTTGTCAATCACAAAGATACCGGATTTAACCCGACAACTCGGAGTGGGTAAGCTTTGTTCATATAATCATGATTGCTTACTTGATGATGACGGTGGAGAAGGTTCTCGTATAAAATTTACGGGAACAAATATGAATCATGGATATTTTTTGGGTTCAAATAGAAAAGGCCCGGGTGGTGCCGGCGCAGAGCCAGGTATTAATGAAGCGAATAAAGAACAAAGAATTCAAAAAAGAGATTCTCAATTTCAACAACTTGATAATATAAAAATAACTCTTAAAATAAATGGGGATTCGTCTTTAAGAGTTGGAGATATTATTTATTATCATGCACCATCACAGGTAGACGATAAATATCATTCCCAAGGAGAAGATCCTTTTTTAAGTGGTAAATATATTATGACAAAAATAAAACATGTATTTACGATGGAGAGATATTACCAGGAAGTACAAATTAGAAAAGATTCCTTAGAGAATTGGCTACCAGGTACCGATCCCAATTTACTTACAGGGGCTGAAGATTTGAGCGGCAGGAGCAGCGGAGAGGGAGTTTCTGATGAAGCAGCCGCGATTGTTCAAACTGCAATTTCTCCAGAGGGAAGAATTACAGGAGCTCTTTCTGGTGCAGCCACAAATATTAACTCCGGAGAAGGTAGTGTAACTGCGCCGGCGCCGGTTTATAGGGATATGGCTGGTAATGCTATTGATCCGTATGTAGCCGGCACGCCCAGCGCAGACCTGTATGGCGAAGATGGGAAACCCATTGGTTCTTATACTACGGGTAACTAAAGTGAAGATACATACAATGATTAAGATTTAAAAGGATAAAATGGAACCAGATTTTATGGGAAAAGAGGGCTTTACTTGGGCCGTCGGTGTTGTTGAAAATAGATTTGATCCTTTATTTCTAGGAAGGTGCCGAGTAAGATGGTTAGGGTGGCACACCAAAGATAAATCGGATCTTCCTACATCGGCTTTGCCTTGGGCCTTTCCCTTAATGCCAATTACTTCTGCTTCTCAAACAGGAGTAGGATTTAGTCCAACCGGACCGGTAGAAGGTTCTTGGGTACTAGGATTTTTTAGAGATGGAGAAAATGCTAGTGATCCCATTATGTTAGGAACATTAGGAGGCCGGCCGGATAAACCTTGTAATCCGGATGAAGGCTTTAACGACCCAAGAGATTATTTTCCAGAATATTGGCAAGTCGACCCTGCTACTGGAACCATACAAGAGACGCCTCCAGGTTGGTTTCAAGATGTTCCCCAACATCCCATAGAGGTAAAAATAGACCCGGATAAGCCCAGTGGTTTGGAAATTAAAATAGTTGAAAGATCCGATATACCTACTATCTCTGAAGGTCAGCAAGATGAAACCGGTGCGCCAACAAATTTAGTAAAAGCTGAAGGACCGCCGATGGCAACAGCGGAACAAATACCAAATTTTGAATATAATTATAATTATCCACTTTTTAGATTTTTGGGTGAACCAACGACTCCTAGATTAGCCAGAGGAGAAGAAGATCTGAGTACACACCTTAGTACCACTTTGGACACAAATGCCGACAACGAATTAGTAGCAAAACAAACAGGGGACACTAATTCTATAATTCAAATAAAAGAAAATTTGAGGTTGCAGCCCGTATTCAGAGCGAAGGCCGTTGGCGACGGGCCACCAACCTTTCGTGAACCGCAATCTCCTTATAAAGCATCTTATCCGTACAATCATGTACACCAATCAGAAAGCGGGCATGTTACAGAAATTGATGATACTCCCGGCCGCGAAAGATTGCATTGGTATCACCGCTCTGGTTCATATAGAGAAATGTGGCCAGCAGGAAAAGTGGTTGATAAAACTAATGAAGATTATTATTCATGTGTTTTAAGAGATTCCTTCGAACAAGTTCATGGTAAAAAAATAACAACTGTAAAGCATGGGTATGAATTATGTGTAAATGAATTAGGTGGCAGCGAAGACTATTGGCTACGGGTTAGAGGGCCTGGCGATGTGCATCTGGAAACAGAGGGAGGCAATGTTGAAGTATATTGTAAGGACGGTATTGCTTTTATCAATGCGCGGAGTATTGAATTTAATGCAAAAAACGAAATGATTTTTAATGCTCCTTTGTTTTATTCATCGGATTTCCCTCAAGATGAACCGTCTCTTCACGGCGGTCCCCAAGGTCCTCGGGCACCCGATTTTGTTAATGTTGGAACAACAATTAAAAGAAAAGGTGATATGTTGACGCATATAACAGGAGCGCATGCTGTAACCGCCGGATCAATGATTTCTAGTACTATGGGCGGAATGGGTATTTCTGCACAAAGTTGCGTAACAAATATTACTCATGGCAGTGAAGAGGTTATTCAAGGAATGCATATATTAACTGGCAGTGTCATAGGAAAAGGTATTACGGTTCAAAATGGAATTATTAATATAAGAAGTGCCGATGCAAAACTTGGTTCCGGAGGGATATTATTACAGGTAAATGAACTTCCTTCAACAACTGCTAAAGGAGCAGAAAGATCTGCAGGAGGGTATCTTGCTATTGAACCACTAGGAATACGCGATCCTGCATCTTCTGAAGTAACATTGGCTTCCAAATATGCTCCCGTAACAATGAAAAATTCTTTTGGAGAAATATCTATCCAAGGAAAAACTCAAGGGAGTGTTTTAGTATCTACTACCGGTCCGGGAGGAGAGGCAACGTTACGAACATCACTGGCTCAAGTAGGAATTGACGGCCAAGGTATAATAACAATTAAAAATGAAGTGGCTTCTTTAAGAAAAATTTTAGATGATTTTTTTACAGAATATTTACAACATTCCCATGATCTGGTAGGGGCTACTACTGGAGGTTCTATTCTTCCTGGGGGTCAGGCATTACCGTTTATTCCCGGAAAAGCAGGACAAATGACTGTACAGTCTCAAATGGCTCTTAATACTTTATTATCGGATTAATATGACAAAAAAGAAAAATGATGAATGGGTAAAACCGGAAGTAATCGGAATTCATCCTACACTAGTTAAATTGGCTGAAAAAACTAAAAAATTAATAGAATTAGAAAGTCTTTTATTAATTACGGTAAAATCAGAAGTAGAAGCCTATAATGAAAAAGAAGCGAACAAGGGGAAACAATAATGGCTGAAACAGATTTACCTTTTGGTGTAACATTAGATACAAGTTTAATAGGAACAACTACTAATGCAGATGGAACTGAAGCAACCGGAACGCATTTTGGAACTGATTTTGGAGCCGCGGCAGATGAAGATCCGGATCTCTGGAAATCAGCTAATTTAGGAGATTTAGGATTTTTAAAACCTTTTTTTGAAGCTTCAAAAAAGGGCCTAGAACTTCATAAACAAAACGCGGCATTTATTAAAGAAATATATGAAATAAACAAAGCTCTAATGTTGTCTACTATAGATCCTATATTTGCAGCAATTCAAGCGATTCTTGATGAAATTTTAAAATTATTAAAAGATTTACGAGGCCTTGGTTTTTATATGCTTCCGGTTCATGCCCAGAGTGTTTCTTCAAATGTAGAACGAAATCCTATGACCGGTTCGCTATTTTATGGCGGCAAGACTTGGGTTCAAGCAAAGCGCGTAGGTGGTGATCTATATCCGGCTGATATTACTAAGGGAGATAAAGTTGCACTTGATCCAATCTCCGGAGAGATAAATTATGTCGAACAAACAATTTTTAAAGACCTCGATGATCCTGAACAAGATGTTGGTGGAGCAATCGACAAGTATTTTGTACAGATGAATAAGTGGACTGGCATGGTGTCACTAACTCCCGGAGGGATTTTACAAACCATAGATGATTCTTTTGATGATCAACATGATGCTCCAAAACATATTGTAGCTGCTTCTGCCACCGGTAAAGCTCCGTCATTATCAGATTATCTGCCTGATACGGATATTACTGGATTTGATAATTTTATAGATCCATCTTATTATCAATCAGGTAGACCAATTATGTCCAGTTCATCCAAGGTTGGTGGTATTATTTTTATACTTGGCATGCCGGATTTTAATAAATTTACAACAATTTTAGAAAGTTTTAATAATTTTATAGATATAAAGGATTTTAGTACTTTATTAGACGATGTTAAAAAATTATGGGATCCTCAAATGGCATCACATGAAGTATTAGTAAAACATGTTGCCACTGTTATATCGAAAAAAGCGGCCGGTGCTAATGTTTCTGGAGTAGGCGCTGGTTTTGACGCGTCGGCGGTAACATCTGATGCAACTGCACCTTTCACAAAGGGCGAAACAGCTGTTGGGTCATTTCGTAAACAAAAAGTAGATCAACCCAGAAGGATCATGTGTGCGGCTACCGGGGTTGTAGCACGAGTAGCAAATGTTAAGGAATCAAAAAACATGTTGATAGAACATTATGAGCCGCTAGCGGTTAGGGCCGGGCAGGGCCAGGGTGAAGAGATGACGGAAAGTAGATTGAGGATGAGAAATAAAACCATAAAGAAAAATAAAAATACATTGCCATATCAACAACAAATATTAGAAGTAATATATGAAACTCCTGGTGGAGTATTTGAGAGGAATGATATAATATGGGAATGCGTACCCATAAATGAGACGAATATGCCCGGAATGTCAAAATCCGGAGAGATAATGGGATTAGCCTCGGAAAAAAAGGCTGCAGAAAGTTCTCCCGTAGGAAAAATGTACGGACAAGTTAAACCTGGAAAATGTGTGGCAGGTAGAGTAGTTTCTGCTTTTGATTCAAAAGGGAAAGCAACTCCTCCCAATTGGTATGGTAAAAGTTTAGAACAATTATTTCCACAGTTGGGGCCGCTACTTAATAAAGTTGAATCAGAGGTAAGAGGGATAAAAGCAACTGTTGCAAATGCTAGAACAACTATAGATCCGATTATAAAATGGCTTGATGAAAAAATAGATGATGTTATGCTCTTCGCGGCAGATATTGAAAAAATATTAGATTTATTTGCTAATGGTATTCCAGCAGCAGGCATGTACACTCTATACTTAGAACCAAGAGCTGGGGGCGTAGCTAAATTTAGAGAAAGAATGTTGGCAGCCGGTGGTCCAGATAAGCCCCCGGAAGATTTAAAATTTTGTGCCGGTGTCTGTTTTTTAGGAGGAGGACCAGACGGAAACCCACTTCTAAAATCCATAGATATGTTATCTTTATTATTGGGTTTAAGGAAAATGACAGAAGAAGAAACTGCTACAAATGCTGATATGAAAGTTATAGCTACTCCACCATTTAGCGGAGATACAGTTTATCAGTCTGGAGATGAAATATTTTATAAAGGTTCTAATTATGTATGTATTGGCACGAACGTTTCAGGTGAATTACCACTAATTAAAGATCCTATAGTAAACCCGGATACCGGATTAGGTTCCGGTGCTTTAATTCTTAATGCACAATATTGGAAAAAATCTGATGCGGCCGTTGGTGCGGACGAAACAGTAGACGTTGGAGATGATAGAACGCCGGCGGCAATCATGTTAGCAAAAAGCACCTGGTTGAAAACTGCTAAAGCACGATTAGGAGAAATTTTAATTGTATTGATCGGTGAATCCGGCGGTATGAATTTAAGAAAAAAAATAAATCAAGTTTCTCTTTTTGGGTCTGTAGATGCCGTAACGGAAGTATTTACGGGGGAAAATAAAAATGTTTACATAGAATTAAAACAGTTGAGAGATAGTGATTTAAATGAATTAGAATTATTAGTCTTAAGAATTGAAGAATTATTATCAGCAATTGAAATATCCTTAATTCAAGCATCTCCAGATAAAGATGCCGGCAGTGGAAGTTTAAGAACTAAAGGAAAATCATTATTAATGATAAATGGTGAATTTGTAGATTATGTTGATGATTTTGCTTCTGGTCAACGTAAAATCAGACAGAATACAACAATCACTATATTGAATCCTTTACTGGATATGTCTAGTGAAACAAGATCTGTTGAAAAGATATCTAATACAACCGTGGCAATTCTTAATGAACCATTTTCTGTTGATATAGATACTGCATTATCTTTTGACGTAGCTTTACGTTATGATCAAACGGCCTCAGAGTATGCAAACGATGAAACAAATAGAGCAAATAATACCCACTATTACCATCCGGGCTATAGATTAAGAGAATTTTCTGCCAAAGCTAATACTATTTCGGTAATTATGCCAGATGCTAGTTCTGGTGAATATCCAACATTGCCGAGATGGCAAGCGGGACAGGCGGGCCCACAAGGTGCAATTCGAACCTCTAGTTTTTATCCGGATGGTACTATAATAAAATTAAACGGAACTATGCCAGTTTCAGAAGGTTATGTGACAGACGCCACCGGCGATGGCGTAGAGGTTCTTGGTACAGAGTTAGATACGGCTGCGACATGGAGGGGTCTAGGTGTATCTACAGATGATAAACTAATAGTTAATTTTGGCACCGAGAAAGGAAACAACTCGAAAGTGGTTCAGGAAACAATCGGAGACGAATATTTGGCCGTAACTGCCCCTTTTCAATTTGGAACGAACCCTTTCGAACAATTTTTATATCACGAAGATTGGAAATTTGAAATATCATCTCTTTCACAAGCAGAGGAAGCCAAAAAGAATAAAATACAACAGAGCAGAAATAAATTTGCAGAATATTTAGAAACTATTAATGAATACGCAGATACAGTCTATGATGATCTTTCTACTTTAGACAAAGAGGGCTGGTAGGTATAAATAAAGAAATCGGAGAAAATATAAATGGCAGACGCAAAATATACAGAACTTGAATATGATAAAGATACGGGAGCAGCAGTATATTCTGATGTAGATTTATCATTCAAAGTTCATCCCACCACCGGAGATCTTATTAAAACAAAGAACTCTACTGTTATAAAACAGTCTATGCGTAGTGTCTTACAAACTAGAGAATTCGAAAGAATTGGACATCCTGAAATTGGATCAAATTTACAAACTCTGTTATTTGAACCTATGAATACAATTACAGAAGCCCGGTTAAAACAAAGTATTGAAGTAACTATGCAAAAACTAGAACCGCGCGCAATAATTAGAGGAATTCAGGTTATTGGTGAAGATAATAATAACAGATATAGAGTAAAAATAGTATTCACTATGATGGGACAACAATCCTCAGAAACTTTCGAACAATTTTTATATAGATAGGAAATACTGTGGCAGAACAATCGGCAAAATTACAAGTATCTGAATTAGATTATACTGGAATTAAATCAAATTTAATAGCATTTTTAAAAAGCCAATCTGAATTTGCAAATTTTGATTTTGCTGGATCCGGCTTAGATGTTATAATGGATTTGCTTTCATACAATACATATTATAATTCTTTTTATTTAAATATGTTAGCAAATGAAATGTTTTTAGATACTGCGGAACTCAGAAATTCTGTTGTACAAAAAGCCAAACAAATAGGTTATACTCCACGATCCGTCCAAGGAACTAAAGCATTGGTTACATTAACCATAGTTCCGAATAATTCTGCAACAACTATGGTGGTTGAAAAAAATAAAAGATTTGTATCAACTATTGATGAACAAAAATATATATTTACAACAGCTAATTCCTATGCCGGGACAATGGGAGATAGTGGAACTTTTGTAATTCCTGATGTCCAATTAAATCAGGGGATTAGATTAACGCACACATATACAGTTGATTATGCCAATAAAGAACAACAATTTATATTACCAAATTCTAATACTGATGTATCAACTCTTTCTGTTATTATAAAAACATCACCCTCTTCAACTGAAACACACGCCTATCAAAAAATAACAGATACGGTTAAGGTTACACCTACATCTAATGTATATTTTTTGTATGAAGGTTTTGAAAATAAATTTGAGGTTCAATTCGGGGACAATAAAGTTGGTTATCGACCGGCGGATGGAAGCCAAGTTATTTTAGGTGCAAATATATCTGATGGAATAGCTACTAATAAAGCTTCGGTATTTAAAGCCATAGACCCTATAGGCGGATTTTCTAATGTATCTGTATTGACTACAACGGTTGGATACGGAGGAGCACCTAGGGAATCTATTACTGAAATTAAGTATAACGCGCCAAAATTATATGAAACACAAAATAGATGTGTAACTTTAAATGATTATAAAAGAGTTGTGGAAAAAGAATGGGTTAATGCTGAATCCGTAACGTGCTGGGGCGGAGAACAAAATGATCCTCCGAGATATGGAAAAGCTTATATTGCCGTTAGACCCAAAAGCGGATTATTTTTAACATCAAAAGATAAAGAATTTATTAAAAAAGATATTTTAGCATCAAAGAATATGGTATCTGTTACGCCAGAAATTGTGGCACCGGATTATCTATACATGAAAATTACTGCTAACGTTCGATTTGATCCAAATAAAACTATAGAAGCACCTCAAGAAATAGGTGAAAGGATTATCGCAACTACTTTAAATTATAATACCGGAGAACTAGGAAAATTTGACTTGAGATTTAGGTATTCACGATTAACAACTTTAATCGATAACTCTGACCCAGCAATTTTAAATAATCAAACCACTGTTTTATTATTTAAACGTTTAGTAGTAGAGCTCGGCCAAGCATTTAACTATTCTCAAAATTTTTCTAATCAGATAAAATTTCCTTATATTGGATATAAGGGGGCTGTAACATCTTCAAAATTTGACTACATTAATGAAAATACTAATGTATTAGAAACAAATGCAATAATAAATGATGCTGATGGTATCCTTCAGGTTGTAAAAGAAGAAGCTGGGGCGGTAGCAATTGTTAATTCTAATGTAGGAACAATAGATTATGAAACAGGTAAAATGACATTAGTTGGATTTATACCTTATGCTGTTGAGCAGGTAGTAAATACAAATACTATTGAATTATATGTTGAAACAAATGTTCAAGATGTTACTCCTATAAGAGAACAAGTTATATTAATTAATAAGAAAGATGTAGTAGTTAATATGATAGTAGATACATCATTAGTAACTGGCGATTTTGCACCGGCGACGGCTAATGAAACACCCGCTTTGGTAGTATATGGAGCTAATACCGCATAATGGCTGATAATAGAATTTCTGAGATTATACAAAATCAATTACCTTCTTTTTTCACAGAAGAAGGCTCCAATCTCCCTCTCTTTCTTACTAAGTATTTTGAATTTCTAGAATCCTATCAAATAGAATATACTGATTTAATTTTAGATGAATATAATATGGTTCTCGAAGACGACGAAAAAGCCTATTATATTTACGGAACAGCCTTAGATGACGGATTAATATACACTTCATCTGATGAAGGTATTGAATATGATGTAGGATTACAAACAGGTTATTATTTTCCAATATATGGTAACAAGAAAGACGCCATAGCAGTTTCCGATGATCCGGATATAGTTTATGAATTACACTTAGAAGAATTCGCCGGACGTACATTTTATATGCCTCAAAAAGGAGGAGAAAGCGGCGTCAACTTCGGAGTATTTGAAAACGATCCACCTACAACAACACTTACCCAATATGATTCTTCCGGTATATTTGTATTAGAAGACACACCGGAAGACGCAATACATAATAATGAATTATTAGTTGAATCAGATAGAGACCCAACTACAGCAACATTTTCATTAGGTGAATTAATTGTTGGTTCCGTATCTGGTGTTGAAGCAATAATTACCGGTGTTCAAAATCACGGAGTTTACCCTGCCGGGAAATATCTATCTACAGATACTACTAGTGCAAATTATAAAACTGATCCTCATGTATTATTTGCCCGGCCTATAAATTCTAAAGCTTTTCGCCACGGTGAAACAATAATTGGGAAAAGGTCCAGAGCAAAAGCATATGTTGGCCGAACCGATAATGATATTAAAAGAAATCCTCTTCGAGGAGCTGCTGATTTAGATTTAGTCAATGACATTGATGAAACTGATAATATGTACTTGGCGCGATTTAGGGATGATTTTCTAACAAATATTCCTATGGACTCTATTGGGGATATAAGACAAGCAGTTAAAACAGCGAAAGAAATTTATAGAGCAAGAGGAACAGAGGATTCATTTTTATGGTTATGGAGAACTGTTTATGGTTCGGAACAACTTTCCTTTATATACCCAAAAGAAAGATTATTAAGACCATCTGATGGTACCTGGAGATCACTAAAATCTATTAAAATTTTTAGTGGAAGTGCTATAAATGCAGATATGTTTAATAGTAGAGTTATCAAAGGTGAACAATCTCAAGCAACAGCTACCGTTGATAATTCAATTTCATATTTTGAAGGATCAACGGGTGTAACAGAATTATTTTTGACCGATTATGTTAAAGGATATGATATTCGTTTTGATGCCTATTCTGATTTTAGAGCAGACGAAGCGGTAGCAACAATTGAAGCGTTTGCCGATACAGAATTAATGGGTGGAAAGCTTGCAGGAGATGAGGTTAAAGCAATGACCTTTCCGTCAGCATCTGCTCAAGGAACATGTATTGCGGTTATTGGGGAAATTGATATTATAAGTAATGGAACTGGTTATGATATTAATGATCAACTTGTTCTTACCGGTGGAGCAGGACAGGGGGCTATAGCTCGTGTTGCAACCACTGCTAATGGTGCTATTGATGAAATTATCATTGATGATGGAGGAAATGGTTATATAGGTGGCGAAACGTTAGCGATTAATAATGCTGGGACATTGGGAACAGGTCATACTGGCGCAATTAGCAAAGTTCTTCCCACAGGATTGTATAGAAGTTCTAATACCTTGGTCAGCGCTGCCATATCAACCGCCGACGGCGGAACTGCGACTAATGGAATATTATTAAATTCAGCTTCCTTTTCAATTGAACAAGAAGGAGTTAAATATCCAGAAAATATTAATACACACTTCAGTTCAAGTAATACAGTTACGTTTGTTGCACAAGTAGCGAATCAAGATACTGCTGATGGCGGTGCAAATATCTTATTAGAAGAAGGAACTGGTACAATTCTTATTGATAGTACAGATGGAAGTGCCGATGCTGGAGATAATATTCTTTGCCACACCAAGGCCTTTGAAGATGATATTCAACCAGGTTATTATGTATATGATTCTAAAACGGGGACCAAAGGAACAATTGCAGGGCCTTCAGTAAATAATTCAACATTTATATATGCAATAGAAAGCCCAACCGAACCTAATTTTGTTGAAGGTTCTGCATGTGATCTTTATTACAGTGCAAATGGATCTATTGTTCCCGGTAAAACTAATATGT